GGTCAGCTTACCGTCTGCAGCATTCAGCTTTTTCAGCGTGTCAGGAACGTCCTGGAGGTTGCCCCAACGCAGTACGATGTCCAGGCTCTCATTTTCGGAAAGCTTAATCCAGGCTGCAGCCGTTGCATCCCAAACATATTCCGCCCAGCCGGACGCGACAGTCGGGTCTCCGGTGGCATCCAGCACCCGAACACGCAGACCGTCATAGAGATCAGCGCCGGTAATCGCATTCCTGGCCGGGATATTCGCCACAACTCGCATTTCCTTGACGTTGGCCGGTAGCTGCGTAATCGGGATCTTGCCGCCGGTGTCGAGGCTGGCATAGCCGTCAGGCTGGCCTTTATTGGCTTTGTCCTCCTTGTTTAGGGCCAAATTAGAGATGTTTTGCCCCTGATTGGTCACCCTGGTGTTCAGATTTCCTAAATCGGCGCCGAGCTGATCAACCTCTTCCTGCAGACCGTCCAACGCCGACAGATCGTCTTTCACTTGCTTGATCTCATGGTCAAGCTTCTCCATGTTCTGATTAAACGGCTCCTGATCGACAGGATCCGTGTCACTGACCAGGATTAACTTCAGATTTGCTGTTTCTGTTGCCACACTACCACCTCCTTACATAACCGGTACGGCAATCCGCCGGAACACTGCGCCGTCATACTGGTACGCCGCCAGGCTTCCCGGCTGCTCTGGCATCATATAGGACAATGCCACATAACCATTCGTGAGCGACACAACGCTATAGCTGCTGTCGCCGGTAATTGCCAGCGCTGTACCGTTCGGCACCACCCAAGCACCATTTTGCGCCAGGATCGCCCCTTCCTGCTCCTCGTCATAGGCCGTTCCCAGGATAATCAGCGGCATGTCCGCCACCGGAATCGTTTTGTTCAATGTAGCGTCTGGGAATGACACGATGACCTTTCCGTTGTCCCAGATTCGGCTCATGATTAACTGCGCTTCATACATCGTAGCGCAGGCGTCAGCAATATATGGCGGCCGCCAGACGAATGTCCGGCGTTGCTGCTGATATGATTCCAGGCCGTTCAGCCGGGCGGTAATCTCGATGCGCGTTTCCAGGATAAAATCGAGGCTATCCTGGCAGCGCTGCGCCCAGGTGTACGTCCAGTTGGTCGGCGTCGTCACTACCTGCAGGCCCTCAATGACATCGCCGTTATCATCAATCTCGGTCGGAATTGTCACCGTCTGAGACAGGGTTTCCTCATGAACCATGACCGTTCCCAGATAGGCCCGAATGATCGTCTCCAAGCCGTTGACCGGCTCAATTGCCATCCCGGTGTAAAAACCGGTCACATCCTCCTGGGAGACGCAACCATAGGCGGCGTTTTTATTTCTAAGCGCCCAGGCTAGGGCCACATTGCCGGCAGCCTGCTCAAGGCTGCTTACGGCAAAATGCAGATGACTGGTCAGCCGGATCCGCCCTGGCGGGGTTGGTCGCTCCGGTCGCCGGACGGTAGTCATATCCGTGATCTTTGCATCGCTAAACGCCTCTTCTGCATAGGCGGTTTCTGTGGTGATGTTGTACGCTTCGCTTACTGCGCTACCAGCCGGCGCCACCGGGCCGCCGGTAGTCACGTTGCCATAGTGACCGTAATCAAGAAAATAGACGGTCGCACCGGCCGCATGCGGCACCGGCACGGTGTCGTACGTAGCACGAATCAGATTTGACACCTGGTAGTTACCGTTAGCCAGCGGCGACAGCGTTCCCCATCCCATGATCTCGTTGTCGATCATTAGGATGCGGGAGCCGTTTCTCGCCAGTGCAATGCCGGACTCCGTACTGCGGCTGGCTAAGTCACGTATGCCGCCCAAATCAATAACGGTAAAACCAACCACATCCACCATTTCGCCGAATTCGCCGATACTGCCGACAAGCTGGCCGGCCGGCGTCCATTTGGTCATGCCGCTGGTTTTCTCCCAGGTGAAATCGCGCCGCCGCCAGATATTCCATTTACCGGTGAGGTTGTCCGGCCGCACCGCTGCGGCATAAACGTAGCTTTCCTTTGACTGCAGCAGTTCCCAGGGCGCCTCGAAGTACTGGAAGAGCTGCACGCCGGTCGGATAGGTGTCCGGCTTGGTCCAGGACGTGGAATCATTGGCGCCATACTTTGTCTTGCCTACGCCGAATACGTCCTCAATCGCACTGATTGTTATTTGCCCGCTGACAAAATCGCCGAGATCGATATCCGACACCCGCATCACCAGGCCGGATATGCCATATGGCGCCCAATTCAGTTTGAACACATCGCCATGGCGCAAATGTTGGACGCGCCGGTTGCAGATCAACTCCACCGATGCCAACGGAAAACCTTGTTGACGCAGTTCACGGTCAGCCGCCCAGGCGGCGTTGGCCGCTGTCGTAAAATACGTAAAGTCCATATCCTGCGAATTGCGATCGCCGCCGTTCATTTCAATGATGGCAGGATCACTGACCATGACTGTGCTGGTATCGTACAGTGCCGCGCTGTCAGCATACTGGGCAATGATCTCGCCGGCGGAATTGGCCCAGACCGTGCGCGAAAAGTCGATGGCGCTGCAGTTGGTCGCGTCGATCACCGGCAGCTCGTCGAGCTTATAGTCGTCGCGGATCAGCTTAAAGGTCAGTTTGCCGCTTACCGGGTTTGTGTAGCGCACCATGTCCAGGTGCTCGCACAACTTGTCAATGACGCTTTTGACCTGCTCACGGCTGGTAATTTTGACACTGACGCCACGCCCCTCCTGTCTCAGTTTTTCGCCGGCGGCTTTCAGCGCGGCCGTGTCAACCAGCCCGGGATCGCGCCCCAACCCCCACTCGTTGTTGACCACCATCTCATAGATGACCTCGGCCGGATTGGCGTCGTTGTCGCCGATGCCGCCCAGCCCCAGCCGATTCGGAATCCATTGCAGGTCAAGCCACGTCTGTGGAATCGATGCTTGCTTGCCGATGTAAGCGCCTGGCACCACCAGGGACACAAACGGCCGGTATGCCGGTGTCAGCCCTCTCAGTTCCTCCTGTACACTATCTACACTCATCTGGTCGATCATCCAGGGATCAGCCGGTTGCTGAGCACCGCCCAGATATACGTGAATGTCGCCGACAAAACCACCGCTTTCATCCGGGCCACCGAACAACTCATCATCATCAACGCTGATGGTTAAGGGACTCTGCTGGTGATCTTCGCGGGCGGCATCGCCTGTCCAGACTTCCTGTTGGTTCAGATAGAGGCCGCGCAGCCGAGTCCCAGTGCCGGAGACGCAGCAAAGCATCTGATAGCCCAGATAATACTTAAACCCCTTCTGCATGGTAGTCTTTAAATTGCGGCCGTTGATCAGCCAGCTTAACAGCCACATAAACAGAGCATTCAAAAGCGGGCCAGTTAAATCGTCTTTATAGGTAGCGCCTGTGGCTGTGGTGGTACCGGTTACGCTGCCACTGCCGCCTGACGTGGTAACCCGGGCACCAGGCGCCACCTTGGCCGGCGTCACCTGGTGCCCGGTAATAGCAGCACTAATATAGGTAGCAATCAGGGATAGCACCAACGGCCAAGCGTTGAATTGTGCATGCGCCGAATAGGTCTCCGTGTACGCCCGGGCGCTAAAGTCGCCGTAATAAATCGTCAGAGGGTTCTTCACTAATTGCCGCCCCATGACTACCGGCACTGGCGTGCCCAGTTCAGCTGGGGCAGTGCCGAGCGAATCCGGCTCATTGCTTGTTTCGCTGCTTTTTGAACTCCGGTTCAAAAAGAATGACAGCAGCGTTGTCACCGCCCAACCGACATAAGGATTCATTGCCATTGCATCACCTTCTTACAAAGAAATCTCTCCAACATAGCCATCGGTATCGCGCCGTACTACCGTTGAGTCCACCCAGTACACGCCTTTGCCGACTTTGGTGTCGTCTTCTTGGGCCGGTTTGACGTAGGGGCAACCGGTAAAATTCAGCGTGTTGTTAAATCTGCTTGCGCACGTGCGGAATCGCTGGTCGCAGCCCGGGTACACCGTGACCATGCCCATCGGTGTTGTGGGGAATGGATACCTGAGCGTCAGTGTCTTGCCGGCGTTGGCGCTGATCATCCGCACATCGTCGCCGTAAACCATCAGTCCGCTGGCATAGTAATCGTCCGGCGTGCCCGCTAAATCGGCTGCGGTGACCGTCAGACTGTTGACGCCGTCGATATAGATTTCCTTGGCGTAATCGGCCCGGTTCAGGCGGCATTTACTGTCGTAAACTGTGTTGCAACAAAAAAACTGCCGCATGAAGTTGGGCAGCTTCCGGTTCAACCAGTTTTCGGCTGTTACCGTCAGGACGCATTCCGAGTCCCGGAACGCCGCCTGCGTGACCTCACCGCTGAAGATGATGTCATAGGCCGCGTGGTTGGGTTCGTGCAGTCGCAGAATCGTCAGCTGCACCTTTTGGCTTGGCGGTGAGCCCTTGAATAGCGCGGCGGCTGCGTTGTCTTTATCGACGGTCACGGCCACGGTGGCAGCGTCGCCCTGGCTCGACGGCTTGATGTTATTGCGCTTGATATAGTCGGCCGTGTATTTTTCGGTGCGATTAAATTCTTCGCCGTTAATGGTCAGGGAAACATCGAAGCGGCTGGAGGTATAGAAAAAACTGCGGCCGCCGTAGGTAAAACGGTAGCACTCCAGCGGCTGCCCGTCCTGGATGGAGTTCTCATAGGTTG